CCGCTGTTAGCACTGCTGTTAAGGATTGCCAAAGCCTGGCTTCTCCGCTTATTCTTCTCTTTCTGCGGGTCAACCAAGTTATCTACTACTCCGAGGAAGTTCCCTTTGATGAAGTATGGGACAAACCTGATTATCGGGAATGAGGACATCTCGCCGTATGGTCTGACTACATTCTCAAGCTCTATTTCGCCCATAGTGGTCGTGCAGTTCATAACAGGTATAACATTCTCTCTCACTGCAAAGGTAGGCTGTCTGCCTTCTGCCTCTGCCTGTCTACGGTCTATTTCTAATATATGTTGTAATAAGTCGATTTTAGTTTTATCTATCCTCTTAATATCCATAGTTACGCTGTTAACTAAATAAGTGGCTTTCTCGTATGATTTCCACCAGGTTTCCCTTAACCGTGTCTTGAATAAATCGGGGTTCTTATCTCCACCGGGAAGAAGTTCTTTATCCCTGCTGTCTAAATCGTCATATTTAAGGTCATCAATTTCTTTCTTTGATTCCGGATATATAAGTTTAGTCTGTTCTTTATCCGCCCAGTAGGATTCAATAAGGTATTTGCCGCTGTTAAGGTCATACTTTTTGTTGTTCGGATCTTCACATACATCAAATGGGTCGCACAGTTCCACTGTTATTTCACCGTTAAAAGGATCTTCGTTGTATTTAACGTCTAACTTCATGAAGCCCTTAGTTGATATCAGTCCATCTAAAAAGACTGCTGACCTGATATAAGTGCCGTTTGACATATCTTCAACGTGCTTACATAGTTCGGTCAGTAGGTCTGCTACCGGTTTTAGCCCGCCCTTTTTCGGGAAGCACTTGATGTCCATGCGGTTCTGGCGTTCATAGCCGGTTAATAGATTGATTATAGGGAATATGATATTTAATGACAGATGGGGTCGCTTAATGCTGTCTAATATGGCTATATCTTTGGCGTCCCACTGTTTGTCGCCACCCTCATAGAAGCCGTAGTTCCTGACTGACTTTGTGACCCATTCAGACTGCCCTTTGATTGCCTCTTCCCAGAAGTCCTTCATTTTCTCTACTCGTGTAGATTCTTTAGGTCGACTCGGATAACGACTTCGCTTCCTTGGTCCTTTTCCATCTTTGCTTGGCATAATATTTCCCCTCCTTACAAATCTAATACTCCCTTTTGTTTCTTCCATTCAATCACATCTGGTCGCCCTCGTCTCATTCTGAAATTGCCCATACCTTGTGTAATCTTCACTTTCATAGCCCCGCCGCATTGGCAGGTAATGCTATTTCTCTCTTTAACCATGCAGACTACGGTTTCTTCTCTACCGCAGTCCGGACATTTTACGGTGTATGTTGGCATTGTTACTCCTTACACACTCATCGCACTCCCGCTTGAGTGCCTTCTATAAATCTTCTTAAAGTTCAGTTCGTCTCTTGTTTTCGATACATCGAATCCTTGTTCTTGCCGGATATTAATAGCTGCATACCTGGCCGCTGCTCCTGCGTGGGTGTTTCCGTCCCGCTTTTCTTTATCTGTGTATCTTTGTTCCTGTTTGTTCCACACTCTACCCCACTGCTCAAGATGTTTAATACCTTCGGCACAATTCTCCTCATCAAAGCTGCACAACCCCAAAAGTCCCCTGATAGCGTCACATCCATTTCTAAAACTTGCGTCTGGTGTTATTCTAAAGTTAATCCCTGCTTCCGCAGCCCACGCTAAACTGCTTTTAGCGGACTCTTGCTTCCCTGCTTTTTCTCTGTTCCTAATATCAAACGGTGCGTATGGGTTTCGGTATAGATAACCTTTTTCCTTGAGTACCCTTGCCCAATAAGCCCAGGTTGCTCCTGTCTGCTCCTCATAATCTATAAAATGATGTTCTTGGCCTATATGCTGCACAAACCATATAGCGTCAGGATCACCGACCCCGATATCCCAGTAAGTATCAACAGTATAAGTTTCATCATACGGCACTTTACAAATTCGTCCTGCACTTCGCACAGCTTGCATTTGTCTGCCAATATATGTTCCCTCTATCCCCTGGTTGAAGCTGCAATAATATTCCTGGTTGATAAAATCTTCTGATTTTCCATCGTCTCTTTCTTTTTGTATATCTTCCAGGGTTATTAATCTTTTGCCTTCGTGATCGTAAGTATCATCTACTGTCCATATCTTTGCGAAACAATTTCTGTTATTTACAGCCCTAAAGTATCTGTCCTTGTAATGGTTATTCCCGTTTGGAGTGCTATTATAAAACCGCCATCCACTGGTTTTCCTTATCATCGGGCTTATGATTGCCTCGCCCCTGGGGTCTTGAAAAGCAAACTCGGAAAAAGCTGCACCATTAGAAGGCTTCCCCCGTAAAGATATATACTGCCCGTCATTTGTCCCAAATACTTGAATCTGACTTGTGCCACCTATAGAGGCTACCGTCAGTTTCATATCTGCATTGTCTTTGTGGACAATCATCTCTTCTGGGATATATTTTGGTATGATGTCATAACCTTCTTCGTCTTTGCCTTCCCAGAATGAGTCACGCCCCTGCTTGAGGCTCGGCCATATATACTGGTACGTTCCAGGATGTTCAAATGCTTCAGGAAATAATACCTGGCATTGACAGAAGTTATCTTTTCCACCACGCCTATGGACAGTCATCCAAACTTCAAGACCTTCTTGAAATGCTTTTGCTATCGGCACTTCCCAGGGATATGGTTTGTAGTTGTGTGGTAATGTTATTTCAAGGTTCATACATTCTTTTCACCTTTATCGTATATTACTTTTTTGAGAGTAATTGTCAGTTTCCCAGTATGTTCGTTTTTAACTGTGTTAGAATATTCCCCATTAGATTTATTGTTTAATACATATTCAACGGCACTTTGTTTATTTCTTCTTAGATTTGATTCCAGCCCCTTTTTTGCTAAAGTTACCACTTTCTCGTTGGACTTCTCTTTTATATCTTCAATAGCTTGTTTAAATTTTGGGTATTTTTCGAGGCATTTATAATATGTTTTTCTACTAATTTTAACTACTTCACAAGCATTGCTAACATTTTCCCCATTACTTTCGTATGTTTTTAAAAAAGTTTCTTTTGTAACCTTTGTAACCTTCGCCATTATTCAATCCCTTCTATCGTTACCTTAAATGCTTGCCCCTTCAACCTGATTAACTTAAACACTGCCTCGATATCGCTTGCCGGTATATCAAACTTAACTCTACTATTTCCGTCTACCCCTGCTATATTAGTAGCCGATAAGATATCTGGTAACGAAGCTATAAACTCTATCTTGCTCATACTGCCCCCATATTTAGCGCATATCATAACCGATACCACTATATCTACACTAATTTTATAATGGGTTGACGAGTTCAGAAAGCATTTTTTTTAATTATTTTGAAGATTTTTTGAAGATTAATTGAAGTAGCGGGGTTTTTACGCCCCGCTATTGGTTTATAACAGTTTCTCTAACTGGTCTAACTTTGAATTGAGAGTATAGCCATATTGCAGACCACTCGCTTTACGCCTAATCTCTTTTAGTAATTCAAAAACCTTAATTCTCTTTAGTTTCGCTGGGCTTGCTTTGCTTTCTTTGACTTTAGGCATTCTGTACTTAGGTTCATTCTTCATATTTATTTATCTCCTTTCTTATTTATTTTGACTAACTTACTAATCTACTATCATCCACCATACACCTCGGCCTGCCCTCAGCCCTGCCGATTGCCTTCTTTAGTCTGCTTTTGTTAGCCTCTGCTTCCCTGATAAACTTCTGACTGCAAGCGTTGTCTATAAACTCATTCGTGTAGTCGAGCAGGTCACGGACAGATTTTTCAGGTAAGTTCATGGCTATCATGGTTATCACCTCCTTTGTAAAATTAATAGAACTTTAACATTTTACCTAATTTCTTTTTAATATCTTCGTAAACCTCTTTATCTATCAACACTACTTTTATATCCGGATAATATTTCTTCATTCTCTTTAATTGTGTTTTACTTCTCGCTGTCATATATCCCTTTACTTCGTGATATTCTATTAATCTGATATCATTATAAATTTTAAAGTCGGGCTTATAACTTCTTGTGCCAAACTTAATCTTTTCAAAAACAAATGTATCCTTTTCATATTCCCATTTTTGTATTTGTTTTTGTTTAACAAGAAAATCTAAATACAAAGCATAGTTAGCTTCCCACTTACTGCGGAAAAACATATTTTTACCATTTATATCGTAGTAACCACGTTTAACATTAACTTGAGTCTTTGTCATACTTCACCACACACTCCTTTGTAATCACTATCTCATAACTCTTCTCATCTACCGGCAAGTCATCTACGCCGTCAGTGCCGTCTAACCGTTCCATGATATCAAGGTCGGTTTGCATGACCGGGTTATTGTCTGTCTGCTTGCCCATCGTGCAGTGGATAGTCCGCTTCTTCTCGTCATACCTCTTATTTGCTTTGGCGTTCTCTTTCATCTTGGCTATCAACTCCTCACTAAATATTCGCTTCTTCCGCCCGTTATTGAACCTTGCCCCGGACTTTATCCGGTTAGTTTCCACCCCTGCTCTTTCCAAAGCGTATTGGATATACCCGTTATTACAGCCGTATTTTTTGCATATATCGCTATACGACAAGCCATATAGGTAATCTACAGCTATATCAAGATATCGTATATTTACTTTCACTTCATAGATTGCAGTATCCTCGGACATATTAATCACCTCCTCACTACCATTAAAATTATCCCACTCAAACTAATTAACCCTATTAGTACCCACCATAGCCAATCGTAGCGTTCGGCTGTCGGTATATCGTCAGCCAGCCCTTTTATGATTTCATTTCGCCACTTAAGTTTCATTGACATCGACCTCCTTCGGGAAATATTTCTGCTCTAATCTTGGTATAACATACTTTAAATAATCAGTCGAGTCACTTCCCTCGTAACGATGTGCAAGAAATCCATAATTATCTTTCAATTCCTTTATAATCGCCTTATACTTTCCGTTTTCTTCACCACGCTTAAGCAGTTCAATGACCTCATCCATCTTCTTGCCTTCTTCAAGACTTATTTCTCCACTAACGCCATATACATTTTCCCACATATGCCATATATCAAAAATCCATTTTACCGCTTCCTTCGTATTCATTTAATCACCTCTTTTAACATCTTCTCTGCATCATACTTAGCTTTTTCTTTCAAAGAAAGACTTTTATAATAGTCCTTTTCGTATTGTTTAGGAAAGTATTTTTTATTAAAATCATCTATACTTTTATATTTCATATTAATCACTCCCCCCCTATTTTTATATTATTATAATCAATCTTCGTTTCTGCTAACTCTTTCCTCAAATCAGCAATCATATCTGATTGGTCTTTGAGAATTAGTATTATATTTGTTATAAAAAAATGTAAGTAATTTGCAATGATATCAACTTTATCTCTATTTCCAAAATGCACTTCATTAGAATAACTATCTTGCATACTCTCTAATTGCTCTATACTCATCTTATTCACCTCCTATCTTTTTCTTCTCAAACTTCACTAACCATTCTTTCATTATCTTATAAAATTCTTCTTCCTCAAATATGGCTTCTTCTTGACTGATTA